TGTTGGACGAGGGGATGCGAGCCGTGAGGAACGCGAGGACGACGGCATGACCCCATTTGACTGTGAACCGACGGGCGGCCAACGAACGGGCCGCAGAGCAAGCAACCGGGCCGGAAAGGTCATTTGACTGACATGGCGACGAAGACCTACCGATGCGGATTCTGTGGCGGCAAGCCGGAGACGGACCCGAAGGACGAAGGTGCGATCTGGTGCTCCGAGTGCGGCCTGACAGTGTTCGGCCCGACTGCGGTCAAAACCCGCATCCGGTGGAACTGGATGGCGTCTGCTGGCCGCATCAAAAAGATGGCGCAGTTGGCCGCGCTGCGAATCCCCAAGGCTTGACACCCTGCCAATATCGCCTATCCTGACAGGCGATGGAAGCGACCGCCAAACCGCTGAACCTGTCTGCCGAAGGTTTTCAACTTGGGCCAACCGATGAACCTATGCTTCCGCATCCCCCGTTGCCAAGGGGAATCACCTGGGAACAGGTCGGGACCGACGAGTACCACAAGGCCATAGCGAAAGACAATCGGCTGGCGAGGCAGTACTGGGCCTATTACAGACAGCGCCCGTTTTCGTTCCTGCGGGAATGCGTGCGCATCACCAACAAGGATGGCCAGCGGGTCAACCTCGACATCACCTGCCCGCTCTACCGCAGAGCGCAGGAATGGTTTGCCAAGAACTGGCTTCACCAGCACTACACCACGGGGCGCGTGCGTCTTGTGATTCTCAAGGCCAGGCAGTGGGGGGCGACGACGCTTGCCTGCGGACTGAACTGCCACCAACTCGTGTTCAATCAGCACGACCTGATCCTCGAAGTGGCAGACAACAAGTTCGGCTCGCAGGGGATTCTGGACATGCTGCGAGGTATGGTCAACGACCTGCCAGAATGGTTGCAGCCGACCCTGGACCGGGACTCAAAAAACCAGCTTCGGTTGGACGGGGAGTTCGCGGCCAACATCGGAATGGGGCGCTTCAGCAAGTCGGCTATTATTGTGGACACGGCCATGAATGTGCGTGCCGGCCGCAAGTGGACCCTGAAAGGCTACCACGGCACGGAGGTCGCATATTGGGGGGAGAACGCTGGCGAGGTACTGGACGGCTGCCTGGCTGCCGTGGCGAAGCGGGGGTACAGCAACGTCATCCTTGAAAGCACGGCCTACGGGTGGGGCGGTACGTTCTTCGACATGGTGCGCCACGCACAACTCGGCAAGGGCGCCTTTCGGTTGGTGTTCATACCCTGGTTCGCCATTGACGAGTACAGGTTGAAACCCGGAGATCCGGCCTTGCTCGAAACCTCGGGCCAGGTAACGGACCCTATGGTGCTTCAGGTTCTCATCGACAAGAAGCGCTACGCAGAGGCCGACCTGGACGCCGACGAGATTGCCCTGATTGAGGGGTGCGCCAAGGACAGATTCGGCCCCGTAAAGGCAGAGCAGATCCTTTGGCGCCGCTGGATGATCGACACCGACTGCCGGGGCGATATTCAGAAGTTTTGCCAAGAGTACCCTGCGACGGCAGAAGAAGCCTTCCTTGTGACCGGCGAGCCAACGTTCAGCCCATCTGCCCTGGTGCATCAGTCCGTCAACAGCGTGAAGCCTCCAGCATGGACGGGGGAGATGGTCGTCACCAAGGCCGCCGACGAAACGCCCGAACAGGTAGAGTTCCGAGAGGCCCACTTCGGCCGGGTCAAGGTTTGGGACAAGCCGGAGGACGGGCACGACTACATCGTGGCTGGCGACTTTTCCGAGGGCGACGAACTTATCGCAGGCATAGAGTCCCAGGGCGCCGAGGACGTGGCACCGACAAAGGGCAAGAAGACGACACGCAAGGGGGCGTTGCCCGACCGCACCGCTTTCTTCGTGCTCGACCGCATGACAAAGAAGCAGGTTGCCAGTGCCGTAGGAAGGTTCGTTCCGGATGAAGCCGACGAGATGTTTTGGGCGCTCTGTCAGTGGTACAACGGGGCCATGATGGTGCCGGAGGTCAACAGCGCGTTTGGCACGTCGGCCGTGCAGTTCGCCATAGACAAGGGCTACCACCGGATCTACCAGCGCAAGGTCTACGATTCCGTGCTGGCCTGCGACGTGTACAAATACGGGTGGATCACCAGCCGGGAGTCGCGGGGGATCATGTTCTCGACGGCTCGGGGCACCCTGCGCCAGAAGCGGTGTATCATTCAGAGCCAGAACACCGTGGACGAACTCATGTCCATGATCAACGCCCGCCTCCCGTCCGGAAAAATGAAGGAACAGGCGAAGTCTGGTTCCAAGGATGACGATGCCATTGCGTGCGTCATCGCACTTCAGGTGGACCGCGAACTGGGCGAGGCTCACGCCGAACTGGAGGCAGCCAAACGACTGCTTGATCCGTCCCATCCCGACTATGCCATCTGGCAGACGATGCTGGACGAGAGCCGGGAGAAACCCGAAGGGTTTGTCATTTCTCAATACACTCGCGCTTGACTTCCTGTGGCGACTGTAGCAGATTGCGACATGGAGGGTGTCGCAACATGGAACAGATCGTCCAGGTCGTCATTCTGGCCGCTATTGTCCTGACGCAACTTGTCCTATCCCACCGAGCCCGACTTCGTGAAATCGCCTGCGAGCACCTGAAGTTGTCCATCGAGCAGGACCGCATCGCTGCCGAGAACGCCATGCACGAGCGCAATGCGTTGGTGCAGGTCCAGTTGGCGCAGATGCAGTTTTCCCCGCAGCAGGAGGCCCAGGATGAACCGACGCACCCGGCCGCACCTGTCAGCCCTTGGCGCTCCCGCCTCGCTGGAGTCTTTCAGTCCGATGGCGAGACAGTCAACGGCAATACCTCTGTGGGGGGATGACCCGGAAATGGGACCGACCGCAATGACCACCGAATCAGCAGCCTTTTCGGAGATCAATACCGAGACGGCGCAGGGCGGCCCGCTGTCGGCCTGGAAGCCAATCGACCTTCAGTTGTGGGGGTAGAACATGCCGCGACGAGAAGGCTACGACGAGATGCAGCGCAACATCAACGCCCGATTTGCCGAGGCGTCCGGGGCCGATCCGGCCACCGTCGACCAGGACGTGCAGTTGGCCCTGGCTGTTGGGGCGATGCGGCGCAAACTCGGGCAGACGGTTGGAGGCCTGCGGGACGACCTGACGAACCTGCTTGTCGGCTCCTCCTCGACCGGACAGATGCCAAGGCGCACGATTGACCCGCAGGTCCAGCAGCAGGCCCTCGACTCCATGCTGCCTCCCGAGACGCCGACCGACGAGGTACTGCGGCGCTCGATGAGCGGGTCCACCTACCAGACGCCGTTCGGGCAATGGGGCGGGTGGTTCACTCCAGAACAGCAGCAGCACCCGTGGATTCAGGAACTCGGAAGGGGGAAGTGATGGCATACCAGCCCTTGCGGATAGAGAGGAAGACCGAGGCCCCGTCGTTTTGGGAGCCAGGCAATCTGGCAGGCAACGTCCTCGGGACCGCTGGCGCAATCGTCGGCGGAATCTACGGAGGACCAATGGGGGCCATTGGCGGCCAGAAGTTCGGGCAGGCCACCGGGCGCGGTATAGGAAGCCAATTTCGCAGCGCCGAGGAGCAGGCCGCTGTTGACGACTACTACAAGCAACTTGGCTATGGGGAGTACGATGAATACAAGCCCTGGACATCCCAGGGAATGAAGGGCATGTCCAGCGTCCTTCCCGGCGGCGGCGTCCAGCAGTACAAGCAGGCGCAGGCCCAGCCGACCCCGGCGGCTCCGATGAGCATGGGCATGAACCGCACAGGCCAGATGCCGCAACCCGTTGGACCCGTAGGTCTTCAGCAGCAGAACGCGTGGTATGGCGGAAACGCCATCAACCCGCCGCAAGGCGGATACGACTACTGGGATACGAACTACTGGCAGTATCCTGGGGCGATGGCATAGATGGGTTCCTACGCAGACGACATCATTGCACGACTCAAGGCCACCGAACAGGCCAAGGACCGCCACGTTACCCAGTGGCTCATCAACCTGGCCTTCTTCAAGGGCTACCACTACGTTCGACCGACGAAGGGGTGGGGCTACATTGAGCGGCTACGCGTGGACGACTGGCGGCATCGGCTTACCATCAACCACGTCCGGCAGATTGCCCTCACGATGGCCTCGAAGCTCACGCAGAACCGGCCAACGTGGACAGTGCTTCCGGCAACGATGGACCAAGACGACATGCTGCGGGCGCGAATGTGTCAGGCTGCCCTGGACTTCACCTGGGAGAAAGAGAACTGCCAGGCCAAACTGTTCCGCATGGCCCTGTGGTCCGTGCTCACTGGGAATGGCTATCTCGCCGTGTACTGGGATGCAAACGCCGGGGACATGAAGGAGACGGTGGACCCGGAGACGGGCGAGGTGCTCGGCACTCGGCCAACGGGCTTCCCCCGTATCGAGGTTGTGTCGCCGCTGGACATCGGCCTGGACCCGCTGGCGGAAAACGCAGACGACTGCGAGTGGGGCTACCGGCTCCGGCT